GGTACGAGTAGTAAATATCAATCAGCAGTACAATATCGCAAATGGGTCATTAACTAATATTGCTACGAACAGCACTTTAACCCTAGGAACATTTACCAATTATTTTGTTCATCAAAACGCGACCATTCCAACTATTCTAACATCGGACCTATCATTATACATAGATGATTCAATGGTTAGATGGAAAAAAGGGCAGGTCCTTCGATTGGTGATAGAGGATGAAATCATTCCAGGAACATTTGACTTTAAGATATACACAGATGCATTAAATAGAAATAATACTGGTGTGTATGGAGTAGTAATCGGACTCTTTAATGATCTTGATTTTACACCATCACTAAATAAACCTATTTTTGAAATCATCTGTATGGATGATACTACATTTACCTTTAGGGTAGATCAAATAAGATAACATAAGAATACATGGAAACAAAACATACGCTATCTGACGTTTTAAAGAGACTAGTTGTCGACATTGACAACATGAATAAATTTTTATTTAGTCTACAGAATATTCTAGAATCAAGTTCTGAAAACGTTACTGTGTCCCAAACCAAGGTCGATGGTACTTCAACTAATATCACGGTGCCCTCTTTTGGATATCTTAAGGGTAAGATTGAAGACATTAACACAAAATTCGATACCTTGATCTCAGCAAATAGCGATGTGATCGGAATAAAATCATCAACCGGAGATCTTAGAAAGTTTGAATTAAAAAAGACGTCTCAATTAATTAAAGATCTTGAGACCGTTCAAAATTCTACGTTTACTGTTCCCAGTTCATTTAAAGTAAAAAATAACTGGTTTTTTGAGTCTTTCCTAAATCCTCTACTCTATGTGAGCTTAGATATCTCGTCAGTATTAACTGAGGATATTGATCAGTTCATAGTTAAGAGAATCATCGTTAACTCAGTAAACAATGATGATGTTGCTGCATTTTTTGATGAAAACTATAAAGGACAAAATGACCTTGTATATTCAAGCCTAGTACAAGAGCTTAATGATAATGGGATCGATTTCTTTGAGGACGATACCGTTGTTGATATGGAAGTGTCAATCAATAGGTTCCAAGGAACATTCGATATCGTAAATATATTAGAAGAGACAGGAAATCAGACACTAAATAGTGGAGCAACTGTTTCTACATTACGTCGTCGATATAAATTAAGCACACTAGTTTATACAGATGTTTTATCTGGAGTACAGAACAGTAAGACGCTAGCTGAAGGCGATGTCTTAATCACAGCAAACGACACTGAGTATCGAGTTATCTCAATTAATTCTACTGATACTGAAGTTGTATTAGAAAGAATATTTGGAAACGATCCTTTAACGATAGGTGCAGACGTGCTTAAGCTAAAACCAGTACCGTATCGTCGACCTGAGTTACAGGTAAACGTTGGTTTTAATGAAAGAGAAGTAATCTTTATTAAGCCTGTTAGTAAATCTAAAAACTTAACAATCAATGATTTTTCTAAAGGGCTTGCTCTATATACAAATGAGTTGACTATTCCTTTACAAGATGAATCTACTACGACTCTTGCTGATTATTACAACAATTTCGTATCTGACTTTGGACTAATTCTTCTAAACTTAGCTAAAGAAAAGACCCTACCTTCGATCTTAGCCATAACGCCAGATGCTCCAGTCCTAGATGAAACTAGTTTTAAAGTATACCAGATAGATCAACACATTCAAGATGATGCGAGCATAACTGAATTAAATAATAACGTAAAGGAAAAAGCCGCTCTTCAACAAGAGGTCGAAGAATTAAATAAGAAGATTGATTCGATTAAAGCCAACATCACAACTGTTTCTAAGACTCCAAAGGAGGCTAAGCGCTTACAAAAGCAACTTACTGAATCCCTTACTGCACGTAATGAAAAGACTGCTGCTCTCACCTCCCTAGTTACAAATATCACAGTACAGTTATCAACTACACCACAATTCGTTACTAATAAAAAGTATGAAGTTAGAGGATTTTGGCAGATACCTAATCCTAAGTTAGATAAGTATGGGACGCAAAACGTAGTTCAATTCAAATACCGATATCGATATTTAAGCTTAACTGGTACTCAGCCCAATGCTCAACAACAGTCATTCGTTGATGTTGATGGGTCTACTAAAACTGCCACTTTTTCTCCATGGAATGAAGTACTAACAAAACCTCGACAAAAAGTGTTAGATGAGACTACTGGACTCTATGTATGGGCGGAAGAGACTCTTACTGATTCTGATGTAGTAAACACAAATCAGCTAAACATACCAATTAGAAAGGGAGAATTAGTTGAGATTCAAGTAAAATCTTTGTCTGAAGCCGGTTGGCCTTCCAACGCGGCCGAATCTATATGGTCAAACGTAATTCAAGTAAGATTCCCAGAAAACATTCAATCTCAAGAAGACAGTATGATAGCTTCACAAAAAGCATTTACTGAAAAGGCTAAGCTTGATTTTGAAAACAGCTTAAATTCTAAAGGTCTAGACAATCATCTAGCTAATCAATTTACGTCTGGTGATAAGTTTTATTCTCACATAGCCGAGGATATCTCTAGCGGATTCTTTACTAATGAAGGAAATGTAATAGACTTATATCAAAAATTAAAAAGCTTACAGACTACTTTGGATGCGATCCAACAATCAATTAATCTTGATCGTGGTGTAATCAAAGTAAGTGTGATAGATTCTGATGGAAATTCATTAGACGTTGCAAACGGAGATACAATACAATTATTTGCCGGATATTATAAAGATCTTATTAAAGACACGACTGGCGGAACTGTTGTCTATAACGAAGGTGCAATCATAACTAAGCAGTATGCGATATCGATCCAAAATACGTCAGCTACTAGTCTTGAATTAATATCTCTTCTATTCGGAGGAATCAATGAAGTCGATACTACATCAAATCCTACTGCATATCCGGATGATGATTATCATGTAAATAGAAGATATGATATAGTTCCAATTGGAGTAAATTCAAATCCAGTTCCATTAATCTCTAACTTTAAACAAAAGGCCAGCACACAATCTGGTCAAGTAAAGAGTCAATTCATTAACTCTAGAGTAAGAGAATATGGATTATCTGAGGAAATGTATTCACCAAGTTTTCCATCATCTACTTATGCGAGTGTGCCTTATTATACTCAAGCATATACATATGGCGGTCGAACCGTTGGAACAACGTCATTTGTTCCTGCAAACTGGGGTCACTATCTACCGTTTAATCCAACTACTGCTATTCCATTGACATCAACTGATTCTAGGGTATGGGCAGGAACAACTAATGCTTCCTCTGTTCCAAACGGCGGCGGTCGACTTACTGAATTTTGTATAAGTAAAGATCACCCAGATCTTCCTACTCTGTGTGGCCCGTCATTTTCAGTAGCAAATATCGCAGAAGTATTTAGGCCAGATTTCAATGCTGGTACTTCCATTACGGCTGCTGACTTTCAAAAATATTTACCCTTTGCTCATGCACTTCATTTTGAGACTGCTGTGTCTGAAGTAACAAATGCATATAGTGTTGAATACTATAAACAAGCAAGTCGAGTTACACCATTGACTCCATCAGATAATACAACTATTTCTGGTAAAAACGATTCTCACTATCCGATCAAGTTAGGTTTTACCAAGAATGATGAATATCTTATTGGAAAATATACATGTGGAGCTTATCTTTACATGTATCCAACTAATTATGAATCAGTATCAGTTGAAGGAAACTTTCCAGCCAGATCAACTAAAACAGTCAAGTTTGGTCCAGAGAATGCTTTAAATATCCCAGTATTATTTCAATTTAGAGCATCAGATAAACTTGGATATATTGGAGGATTTAGAAGAACCGGAGACGCTTTAACTAATATAAAATATTCAAAGAAATTAGGAATTGACATCATCCTAAAAGACTATGCACCTTTTTCATTTGATCTACAAGTAAGCGCACAATATATCAAAGAGACTACTCTAGATGCACCGCTAGTTCAAAGTAAAGGAAAAGTTTCTAGCTTCTAAAAATGAGCATATATCAATATGAGTAATCGCGACATAAACTACGTTAAGTTATTAACTGAAGATAGTAGTTTTCAATTAGTTAGGACCAATCCCAAGCTTACTGGAAATGTTAAGATCGCGATAAATGATTCGGGTTACATGTGGCTAGAATCAATAAAAGCTAACCCTGAACTCTCAAAGGATCTCTATTCTAAAGTTCCGATTGATGTTACTCAGTCTCATCCTGCAAACATTCTTAGATTTTTTAATAATGGATCTACTCCAAATGAGATTATCTTTGATCTTAATGAACAAGTAGATTCAACTAAGACTTCCAAGAACTTTAAGGATCAGTACGATTTTTCTCACTATTTTAGTGGCGTAAAATACTTAGCTTCAAACAAGTATACTGAACGAATGTCGTATTTTGCACCGCTTTATCTTAAAGAAGAGGTACCTGATTATTTCATCATATTTAAGATAAACGACCCAGCTAATTTTCCTCTTGATCAAGTAAAACAAAAATATGATGCTGGAGAGACCAAGACCGAATATTTAATCGACTTATTCAATAAAGCATCCATCATCCAGACATTTGATCTTAGGGCAGAGACTACTCCTGGAAAATACCTAAGGGATTACATAAATAACGTAAATTTTCCAACAAGTCCGCTCACCGTTCTCTATGAAGAGGGCGAATTTACCACGTGGAATGGAATATTGATAAATGAGGGAATATTTGGAAGCAGAGGCGAATCATTAAATAACTTTTATACTTCATCTCAGCCACTAAAGTTTTTTGAAGAAAATATCACCAATGGGTTTTCAAGAAACGGGGTGATCTTTCCAAACATCTTAAATTTAGAATTTGTATTTAATGACGATAGTTCAAACAAATATGATTTTAATCGATATTTAGGAGTATATGTTAATGCGATTGAGCTTACTAAATTAGATATCGACTTGGATCGAGCATACTTAAATCGCGGTACTTGGGAAAACGATCCACACTTTAGAAAAAGATTCTTAGAGACAGATGAAGTATTCCTTACTCAGTCTAATCCAGATGGAGTCATCGTTCCGTATAAGAGTTCAGAAATAAATGTTTCTGAATTTAGTAGAACATTCGTCGATTCAGATAGTCTTTTTATAAATTATATTAGCGATAAGGATTCTAATTTATACATGCCTAAATTATCTGATCCTTTTGTGATAGACTATTCAAATCATACACCAGTAAACCTATCCCTAACCATATTTAATGCGGTAGAATTAGTGTCTGTCAATTCAATTGGATCTGGTTATTCTACTCAAAATAACGTAACTACTACTGCACTGACTGGAGGAGGATCTGGCCTAATTGTTAATCTAACTGACGATGGATTTGGCGGAATTGCCTCAATCGTAATCGTCAATGGAGGTGTAAACTATTCAGGTGGAGATCTTATCACAGTAAACAGTGGAGGATTTGATGCAGTCCTACAAGTATCATTCGTCTTAAGTAATACCACAGTTAATGCTAATATATTATCCCATGGATACTCGACAGGTGATATCGTAATCATTTCATCTTCTGATGTAGCGTATGAGGGTGAATACCTAATAACAGTTGTCGATACCGATAATTTTGAATACCGGGTAGAGACTAGCCCAACTAATGGTACTGCTCTTGGTACATGCAGAAAAGAGCTCTCAACCGGTCAGTTTAGGTTTGCAAATACTAAAATTGATCTAGGCCTATTTTTTGGACAAAGTCGAAATAATTTTCTACAAGACTTAGGGGCTGCAACTCGAGTTCCTGGACATTCACACGCGGTAATAAAAATAAATTACGCGGGTCGAGCTGACCTAATTAATCTTTCTTCACCTGGAACAAGTTATACTAGTGCGACCGGTGTTACTACGACTGGTGGAAGTGGGTCTGGTCTAACTCTTGATGTCACAGATAATGGGTCAGGCGGAATACTATCAGTTGCAGTAAATTACCCTGGCTCTGGTTATCAAGTCGGCGATATCGTTACTATAGATGGAGGTAACAGTGATGCGACTATAACTATCGCATCAGTGATTAATGCCTCACTAGATAACTATGATGAAATCAAGATCTATCATCCAAACGGAACCCAAATAGATTCAATAGGTAAGTTTGACCTGATTATCTCAACTCAACTATACCCACTGATTCCTAATCCAGGAGAATATTATGTCTATAATGATTATGATAACATACTTGGATACGATGAGTTCTACATGAATGGCGGAGGGACAGCAAGTCAAATAGCAAGCGCTCTGACCGGCTGTATCAACGGTATTAGAAATCGAACCTTCACGGCATATCAATACGACGACCGAGTATTTATCAAAGCCAATTCACCAGGTGACTTTGATCAGTTACACAAAGTTTCCTTCTTTTCTCCAGTAAACGAATACTCAGTAATCACGATTAATTCGATCTATACTGGAAATTCTCTAATCGGTTCCACCTTTTCTTTTATGGGAGGATCAAAGGAGGCTGGAAATAGGCTCATCATTGATGCCGGCCACCTTAGTAAAATAGAAGCAAACTTCGATTCAATCCTAGTAAAATCTTCAGATAGCTGGTCAAAGATTAGAAAAGTTTCTCAATGGGTGGATGAGATCACGGAGACTAATTCTACTACACCAGCGTTAAGATCAAAGACTCTATCTAATTACGATAATAAAATAGCAGTCGTCCTAGATGAAAACGAAACTCCGACGATCTTAAATAAGGAGTTCTTAATGAAGCCTAAGTTTAGACCTTCCTTTGGTCTTTTATCATTCTATATGATTAAGGATCTTGATCTTGATTTTTATTCAAGTACTTATACAAACTTTCCAAACATTGATCTTTATCAGCATTATTTTATTCCAGAAGGCAAGACGATACTTGAACCAGGAATAGATTATATCGTGTATAATGGATCAATCTTAACTGAAGGAACCACATATTTAGCCGGATCCAGTTTTAGCGTTTCTACTACTACTCACTATTCAACAGTGAGTGGCTCACCGCTTGTAACATTCGATCCTTCTACTACAAGCTCAGCCATTCCAATCAATGATGCAAACAAAGAGCTTAAAGGTTTTGAGGGTTTTTCTATCTTAAAAGACCCAAGTAAAGTAGTATCTCAAGATACAAGTAACGAGTATGAACTAAGAACAAAATACTTAAACGGTCTTACTGAAACGGAATATGATTATTATAAAGAAAATGAGAGCTTGGACTTTGCGCTAAGATCCAAAATCATTCCATATATTACTAAATGGGGAATCAAGAACGGTCGAGATTCTAGAGATAATCCATATCGTTTAAATACTGAATTGATCTTTGGTAGAAATAACTTTTCACCAGATCATATTGATCGATCTCAAAATCCAATTAATTTTACCCATGAATGGTTCTATATTGAGAGCGAATTTAACTATACTAACGATGAGACTTTAATAGCTCAAAACACAAATTACTTTGAGACTCCATTAGATGAAGTAGCCCTTCTTTCTGATCCAGACTATTTCATCAATTATTTTACCTATACTCCAACTTCTGCTACTGGAAAAGAAGTTGCTGACACTCAATTTAGATATGCTCAGGTGTACAAGAATTCAGCTGATCAATACGAGGCTTTTTTCAAAGGATTTAAACTAACGTTTAAGGACGTGACTGATCCAGATGTCCTAGGGTCGGACGGTAAGCCTGTGGCCAAGGAAATAACTACTCGATTTGAGGGATACCGATTTAGCTGTATCTTAAAGCCGATAATGGAGGACATTAATTCTAATGATGAACCGCCAATTAGATATCGAGTGATCGAACACACTGATTATCGATTTATCGTAGTCATCATTGAAGTTTACATAGGAAACCTTTCTGAAATAGACGGCTATTGGCTGGATTCCACCTTATCTGGCACCACTCAAGTAAGTCCATCAAACTTTGTTGCATTGACTCCTTTTCTAACCGAATATTATGATAGCATTAACGGAGATTATCGAATTCAATTCGGTCAAGTATCTAACCTAACTCACACCCTACTCTATTCTCTAAAGAATAAAAAATACAACACTGTACTTGATTCCTTTTCAAACGTTAAGATGGGAACCAAGCTCAACTTTAGTTCTACTGGATTTAACGGTTCAGATTACACGATAAAGGCCCTGCCCAATCTAAATACTCCAAATTATTTAGGTTCTCTTACTGATGACATCATCAATCCTAAGAGCTCGACCCTAGTTTTTATGAAGGACCTTAGCACTAATTTTGATCTTTTTATGTGTGGGTTTGTTGGGTTCGTGCCGACTGTTCCGTTAATTAATCCAATTGACTATTCTTTAGAAAAGTTTGTCCACTATGATGGAATCAATTATAACGTAGGGCTTGTTCTACCCTCCTTAACTATATATGGAATTTTACCAACTAGCACATCCGCATTCATCAATCAAAACTTTGTATTTAAAGTTTTAACTGGTGGAGAAGGCTACTTTGAAAAGTTATTTGAAAAAATATCCTTTGCTAAGTTTAAACAATACGTTAATTCTCTAGATATTATCATAGAATACTCATCGTATTCTCTTGATCAAACCGGTACTTCAGTACTTAATACTGATCCTAATTTTTATCTAGAAATTCTAGACTTAAGCTCAATTGAAAAGCAAAATCAGCTGATCACCAATTATACAACAAGCATTCCTATTCAGTTTTCTGGTCAGGAAGAAATCGGCACTGACTATGAAGTCGCAAATCTTCCTGTAAAATACGAATTAAATCGATACAAAGGAGAATACGAGCCAATCATTCGAAACTACTCAGTGTATAAATCAAACTATAAATTTAAAAAGAATCTAATCAATGACCTTTCATTAAGTAACACTAAGATAAATTCAGATATCTCAAATCTATTGACTATCCAAAACTTCAATCATATCAAGGTTGCAGACACTCAAGTCCTAGTGCTAGAATCAGACGAATCATACTTACCGATCTATCCTAAAATCAGCGAAGTAGCAATTGGTCAAGCAGATTATTTCTTACTTAGAGGAAACTGGGACTGGGGCTTTCATTATCGATATTCAAACAAAGAGCAGTACTCGCCGGTTTCTGGAGCACTACGAATAGAGGAGGACGATTCATTCTTAGCTAAATTGATCACTCTGCCTGAGATCATAGAACTTAATGATTTTAAGATTCAATTCATAGATCCTTCAGTAGAGTTCAAATCAGTCGACGTTTCTAAAGTTGAGATCGTTGCGAAGGAGACTCCGACCGCGGTTGAAGGAATCATTAACGTAAATAACGTGCTTACTCGATTCCTGATCGAAGACGGCATCGCTGAAAAATTCAATGAGTACTTGATAAACTCAAACCAATACATCGGTAATTTTACCAACATATCAGATCCTGACATAAATGTTTCTTCATACGTCAGAGAATACATAAAACTTAATATCTTAAAGTTGTATGATATTGATATAAATGCCTTGTATGCAAAGGAAGACGCCTCACTGGTTGCAACCAATCAACAAGCTAGTTCAAATCCCAATGCAATAGAATTCGTGTTCCTAGACGACAAGAAACGCTTTACTCAAGGATACGAGATACTAAAGTCATTGCAAATAAATAAAAAAGATAAGTTGATACTTCAATTTAGTTTCTTAAAGAAACCGGGTTCAGGTCTATCGATAAGTCCAAAGATAAAAATTAAATTCATCTAATATGCCAATTAGAATAAACCTAAAGGAAATATTTTCATCAGACCCTCAAGAAATACTAGTTGATAAGTTAAACTTCAATTATAATAAATTACTTGAGCTTGGAGTAGGTTCGCCTGGCCCAATCGGACTAACTGGCCCACAGGGTCCAGCCGGACCAGTCGGACTGCTCGGTCCGCAAGGAGATCGTGGAGCTACTTGGTGGGTTGATTCTGGAGATCCAAACACTCTTACTTTTACCGGATTGATCGATGGCGATCTCTATCTTGATCAGACGTCCAACGTCTTTCAAGTGTGGAAATACGATGATGGAACCAGTATTTGGACACAAGTCGTAAGCATTGCAGCCATCGTAAACGCATATCTTACTAGCTTATCGTCCGTTCCATTTGAGACAGTCACTACTACCCAGAATCCTGGTTCAACTGCCGTTAATAAGTTTATCCTATTTGATAAACGTGATAACTCGCTAGTCGATACTACTAGAGGAGCGGCAAATACTTCGTTAAATAATATATTGTTCTTAAATAATTTTGATGAAGCGGATCTGCTTTATCCGACCTTAGGTCAATCTCAGTACAATTCTTTATTATCCATTGTTCCTGCACACGAAGATACTCAGCTTTCAGGAAAGGCACAGACCGGTCGATATCATCTTGAACTCGGTTCTCTCTATATGGACAACGACGTGATTCCGATCGGTACCATTAAATACAGCGACCTTAAACATAACCTAAAGGTAAAGTTTTACAAACAATATATCGATCCGATATTACCTCCGTATTTACCGGCGACCAATTCATGGATCAATACTGCAAGATTTTCTCTATCCTATACTGAGAGCCAATCTATTTTAGACATCGATCAGAATGGAGCGTTTGAGTTCCTATTTCCTAAGTGGAATAATGAGGGCATGTCTCCAATAAGAGAAGAGTTATCGGTAGTGTTAGCATCGGCTGACGCCATTGTCGAGCGTAGTCCAGCTCACACGCATATCGTAGCCGACGGTATTCATGTTTCGACTACTAATTCATCTATCAATGCGACTCTAGGTTTGGCTCTAGACTATTCAAGCTTAAACGCTAAGCTTAGCGGCAAGAATCATCTTATGTTAGATTCAAACTCTGGCGTAGACGGTGTGATTCTTCTTAATAAAGGAGCATTCATCAATGGTGATGCTAACGTAGTAGACGGGCTAGCAATCGGTTCAGGATTTGAGGACCTGACTGCTCCAGCAAATGGACTGATCGTTGAGGGTAAAGTAGGAATAGGGATAGCTACACCAGATGCTAATACAACTCATCACATTTACGAAACTGGCTCTGCTGCACTAAAAATAGTTTCTCTTTCTCAGCTTGATAATCTTTCTTTTGGATCCATTGGTTTTCTTGCAGTCAATGCCACCACAATCAATGATCTTTTTTCAGCGCACACACCAGCTGTTGTTTTACAAAGTAGTGCATTTTCTGGAACGAATAAGATGAGTCTTTTTACAGGTAATAACCTTCAGTTTACTGGAACTAATACCATGAGCAGTTTTAAAGGAAGCTCAACCTCTTTTACTGGCACATCAACTATCAATGGAAATTTTACAGGAATAGATTTAGATTTAACTTTAGCTACCAACATATCACATAATGGAAATTTCTATGGAAATAGGATACAGCTAGATAGTTCTTCGGATTTTCTTGGATCAAGTAGACAAGTATTTGGTAATTATTTTCAACTTGCACCAGATTTAAGTTCGGGAAGTGGAGGAACAATTAGAGGTAATCAAATAGAGATCACTGATTATTTACCGAATGCTACTACTGAAATTCGAGGTACCCAGACAACAATTGAGCAACCTCTTGCTAATGCTCAAGGCATAACTTACGGTAGCGTAACCAGCATACAAGTAAATTCAACAAGTTCACCATCTAGTGATCTTGTTGGTCAGCTAATTAATGTAAATACGACCGGCTTACTCCATCCTAATGCTTCATATGGTTCTAAAATCACAATGGGAACAGCTCGCCCGGCTGGAGGAAAAACGTATGGTTATCATGTAGTTGGTGCAACTGATAACTACGCAGAAGGTGCGTCTAGGTTTAACGGTTCCGTCTCAATCAATGACGATAATGCAAGCACACAATACGTTAAAAACGTTTGGCATGGACTTATTAGATTCGGATTCAATCATAACATTCATTTAGGAGCATACTTTATTGATTTGGATACGTTACCTACTGGCTTTTCAGTAAGTTATGCTTTTAGTGGATCTTCTGGCAGTGGGCCTCCTTATACTAGAGCGCAGCTTGCTCTAAATCATCCTTCAATTAATGTGAGTACAAGTTCGATGCAAGTACAATTACGAGAAGGCGGTACTTATCCTGGACTTACAGAACGATTTGGTGTAGTTTCTTGGGTTATCTTAGGTTCAACTTCAAGCACAATACTATTCACTAATGTCGATGCTCTTTCATGGGATACTCAAACTATGATATGTTTTAATTTTACGCTAACTGAATTCATATAAAAATAAAAATTATAAAATGGGACTAACAATCACTACTGAACTTTACACAGACGCTGGACCGTCTAACGAAATCTATGTAAATATCGAATCTGTCGATTTTAAAAGAGGTAAGGGAATCTCAGTAAAACTAAATAACTACCTAGATAGAGAAGCTAGAGATCTTGATCCTAACCTTACTGTATTGTGTAGAAAACTCTTCGCTAGCATATTTTTTCCGATTGAGACGGGTTCACCTGAATTTGAAGAGTTTACCGAAAGCTCAATTTTTGCTTTCGCTTATTCTAAAGTAAAAGCCAAACTTATCGAGTCTGAGCTATCGGTAGAGGACGATATTTAATAGATCCACTGGTTTAGGGTAAACGGCATGAGTCTCTCTGAGACCAGTAATCCGTGCATCTCATTAATGATGGTGGGCTCAAATTTAATACCCTTAGCGATTCCTTTGTTTAGGAGAATAGTGTCTTTAAGCACATTGGCTACCATCTTTTCAGGAGGTCCCTCTAAGACAGCAAAGCAAATATTCTTATGTTCCTTCATCTTCTCTAATTCAGGATCCTGAAGCCTATCTAGTGCCTCTCTAAGAGCTTTTTCTTTTACTTCTTGGATAGTTATTGTCTTTATCTTCTTAAGGGAGTAACCCAAGTCCTTTTTACGATCCATGGTTAACTTCCAGATAGAATACTTTTTACTTCCGATCTGGTTGATTACTATGAAGATTTCAGACTGCTCATGAATCATTTCATTCATGTAAAAGAAATCAACGTTGTCCATCACATCTAGCTGTATGTCCATGTAATCTAGGATAAGATTCAAGAAAACGTAATTTGCGTTTCTAAAGATCTCAACAATCTCAGCCTTTTTGGTGAATACTTGTTTAAGTTCAGCCGTGATCTGTTTGATTCGTTCTCCCTTCAGGGCCGGGTGCATCTTAAAATCTCGCAAGTTACCCTCTAATGCCAAGGTATTTAGGTTTAAGCTGTGGAAAAAGAGCTCATAAAAGTGTTCTAGGTTTCCTTCCTCGATGTCATGACGATACCTTTGGCCTGCCGCAAGCAGCACATAGTTAAAGTACTCAGGATCCAAGTACGATCCTTTCGTCAGCCATAGTGGGTCCAAGATCTGTTTTTTTTTCAAGGCTCTTCTCTTTTTATTATTTATTTTTACTCAAAATCCAATACTAGTTTAAGTAAAAAATTAAAATAAATAAACTAAACACGCTACCCACAATGGTTAAGACCACCGTCAAGCTATTAATAGATCCTCAAAATAATTCTTTGACCTTTAGCAAGAACTTTAGGATATTTTCTACAACTGAACCTGTGTCAGGAATAATAGAGTTCACCGATTTTATTGAAGACCTAGTGATCGATGTACCAAACACATTGGACCTAAATGACTTAAGCAGAAAGTTTAGGTATTCTAGAAATAGGCTCGACTGGTCACTTTGGTATGAGGTAGAACCTGGAGACCTTGGCGACGCTGCGAGTATTCTATTGGATGAGCATGATGAGTTCTACTTTGAAGTAAAATACGAATATGATGATGGAACTTCTGATTTTATGTCCACTCCGATCGAGATCAATGAGGTCAAGCTTAGGTTTAGACAGGCTGCTCAAGTGGCTAACGTTTATGCTCCACAGGTAATCTGTAGCGATGAGATGTGTACATCAATCATTCAAAATAGGGATCCTAGCTTTAGGCCATACAACGTCGATAGTGCAATCGGCATGTTCCAAGAGCTCTCATTCTTTACTAACCAATTATACGGCCACCAAGTAGTATACTTTAGGACGCTTCCGGAATCAGACAGCGGTGACTATGTTTTTAAAGAATGGACTCTTTATAAAAACGTGGATCGTAAGTGTATCAAGGTGATGGTAAAAGACAATGCCTTTCCGGACAACGTTCCAAAATACACAGAGTTCGGTATCGATTTTCAGTTACCGTTTGAGGTGGAAATCGATCATAAGTATTTTCAATCGATCTTTGGTGTCAATTCTGAACCTCGTAAACGGGATTTTCTCTACTTTCCTCTCCTGAACAGGATGTTTGAGATCCAGGGATCTTACCTACATCGTGGATTCATGATGGCTCCCACCTTTTGGAAGGTGCAACTTAAGAAGTACAACCCAAACATCGACATGTTACTCACAGACGATACTCGAACTTTCCTAGATAACGTGATACTTAGCGCAGAAAACCTATTTGGAGATGAGGTGAAAAAGGACATTAAGGATGCGACCATGCCAGAGCAGTATAAAAAGATCACAACTACCTTTGACTCTGCCAGAAAATCCCTACATCCTGATCTGATTCAACGACCTCTGAAATATACGTATAACTTTGCTCCGCTGATCGAAAACTATTATGATTTAGGTGCGATACTGCCGACTGATCTTACTGTTAGCTTAACGAATGACTCGCCAGTACTCGCAACCACTCAGCAAGTATTTAACCTACCTGGACTGGACGGCGTACCTACCTCAGCCACACAAGTGATCTTGGCATATCAGGAGAGCGATCTCTACTTGACTTGGAAAAACGGAGGTCTGATTAGCTCTGACAAAAATGTTAGCGGCCTCACTACTCGATATATCAGGGTTAGAGGACCGTTTGATTCTATTCCAAATCACGTCGGCACCAACGATGAGGGTCGATACCTTCGGATTGAGGCATATCGAGACATAAGCCTTAAGACCCAAAAGAACATACTATTTGATAATACTGGACCCGTCCCGACCGCACAATTTAGGATTAGAAACACGGCCATCATCTACAACGCTCAACCCAAGTTTGATCTGACAGAGAATCAAAACTTAAGCTTTACTTGTCTATTCAATGTTCCAAGCACGTCAGACTCAATCCGCTTTATCGATGGGTACGATAACCTTGATTCAAAGGGAGTAAGGATACCTGAAGGAGACCTGGTGATCACAGTCATAGTGAATAGTTTAGTAAAAACCTATACTATCACCAACTTTGTGAGCGATTCTTGGCACGCGATGGTGATCTCAATGTCTAATGAGTTTTTACAGTGTGGCGCCTACGTATACAAGATCAAGGAGGACCCTAGTGACATCATCAATCACAACGATTTTGTTAGGATCTTAGCAAATACTTCTTCATTCACTCAACAGACATTTGACTTGACCCAAAACTATACCTTACCTAGTTCCAAGATCCTGATCACAAATATCAGAATATTTAACACCATGTTGAGGGAGGAAGAGCATGATTTTATCCTAAGCCAACAGTTTCTAAAAGACGAATCGATGTTAGTCTTGATCGATAACTGTCGTCCTCAAACTAACCTACCATACATCGCTAAAAACAGATAACCCATGAAAATATCAAATAACGAAAACATCAGAAACGAGAACGTTCAAGACATATTTCTTAGAAACGCTACCCTTTCCATGCTTGATCTTCTAAATCGACAAGTAGTCATTGATCTTAAACGAAACGATAAAGTCGAGCAGTATGAGATTCCATTCTTCTACAATTTTGGAGGAGACGAGGGATTCATGAAAGACTTTTTTATCGACCTGCCGACTGATTGTAAGTATCCCAATCATGCAGAGGGCAACTATGAACAGATGCCACGGGGAGTAGTCACCCTTTCCTCATTTAGCATTAAACCGTCAGATAATACCAACAAGTTTGTCCGGGGTAGCTTTAATCAGGAGGTCAGGGATGAGAACGATCAAAAGATGCTAAAGGCATTTTCGGCTAGACTCTTTACCCTACCGATGGCTCTTACCTATAACATCAAGATCGAGAGTGATAACATCAACAAGACCTTTAAGATCATGGAAAAGATCTTTGATTTCTACTATAAGAATCAAGTAAGATACTTCCAGTTTAGAGGAATTAGGGTACCTGCACAGATCACCTTTCCTGAGACTGCACAATTCACTAAGAGTTACAGTTTTGTCTACAGCGATGCAAATATCGTAAGCATATCCCTAGACTTAAACATGGAGACCTATTTTCCAAGTTTTGATGACCATTCTAAGATATACAAAGGAAACACGATCAAGCAGTTTAATCTTCGTGAGACTACTGGAGACGACCGTTCAACTATTAGTGATAGTTGGATCGATCAAGATTATCCTCCGTCTGAATAATTTTAGAGATAAATAACTAATATGGAAGCTAGAATAAAAAGTTTTACTCAATTTATTGGTGAGTCAGCTATCTCAGAGAGCTTAAAGTATCATATTGATCGAGATATCAGCATTGCTGAATCAGTTTTTCGACCGGGTTCAGACGCTCACCTTGAACTACTCACTGAAGCTAGACAAAAGTTTTATGCTGGCCTACTTATATTGGGTGATCACGATCGCCAACTCTTTGAGTCCACTGATCTTGGTCTTACTGGAATATTTAACGGTCACGCGGTTCCATTAGACCTTCCTCTTGAGGTATTGGATCTTAATGAGGAAAAGTCACCTAGATTGGGCTATCCCATGAGAGGAGGTACTAAAAAGTATCACGTTTACGTGAGAAACCCTAAAACAAAAAAAATAATTAAGATCGCGTTTGGTGATGTGCATGGAGGACTCACAGCAAAAGTGTCCAATCCAAAAGCCAGAAAGTCCTTTGCTGCTCGACACAACTGTGCTGAGAAGAAGGACCGGACTAAGGCTGGCTATTGGGCTTGCCGCATCAACCGCTACGCTCACCTTTGGGGCGGAAAAACTTATCCTGGATTTTGGTAATGAAGCATCTATTAACTTATCAACAATTATTTGAGGATGCGACTCAAGTTGAGTCCATGCCTACTGAAAAAACCGTTATCTCCGGTGGAAAAATCCTGTTTTGTAAAAACAAGACGGCTCCTCTACTCATAGTCTATGGCGGAATACGCGTTGGTGGAAGACCGAGCGGAGACTACATGTGGGACTATGTGGATAAATTAAAAAACAAGTATCACATATTCGTTGCATCTAGTCATCAAGTAGATGGAGAGTCAACTTATAAAAACGTGCTCACTCAACTTGAAAAATATGGAATTAAACCATCATCAAAGGTCCTGTATCTATTTTCTGGAGGATATCGTCCAGGCAGGTCCCTATTAAAGAATAGAGCCTCTGACTTTTCTAAAGTCTTATTAGTTGATATTTGGATGGGAAATTCTGAAGTATCTTCTTTTTATCAAGAGTTTACTAAAAATAATTCATCGAAAGTAAAATATTATTATACTGATTTTGGTGCAGATAATAAGATCGCTAGAGATGCAATTGCGAAGAGTGCAGGTGAGGCAAAGAAAAAGACGGGTCACATGGAAACTAACGTTCCAGCTGTTGCTGGTCTGTGATTTAAAAATAAAATAGCATGAAGCAATTACTATTCGAAGAGACTCAAATATCTAGTGATACTTATATACGTGAATTTTCACAAGATACAACTATCACAGAGTTTACTTGGCATCGAGACGACGAGGACAGAGCGATACTAGCAATTGAGTCTACTGATTGGAAGATTCAATTGGAGAATAAGTTACCGCAAAGCCTAAACTCGACAGTTTTTATCGAGAGAGGTCAGTGGCACAGGGTGATTCGGGGAACTGGAACATTAAAGGTAAAAATAATAAAGGGTGATGGATTCGATAAATGAGACCATAGAAAAGTCAGGTAATGTGTGGAAAGTCTATTCTAAAAAGAAGGTGAACGGTAAGCGTAAGTTACTTGGAACTCACCCTACTCGAGAAAAGGCAGTCGACCAATTACAAGCTATCGAGATCTCCAAGAATGAGTCCAAGATCTTGACCTATTCTCAATTCGTGAACGAGAGAAAAAAGGAAAAAGTAAATCCCGTATACTTGACTCGAGATTCTAGGGAGATGAAGAGTGAGATCAAGAAACACGCTAAAAAGAGTGACAATGATGCTAGTGCATATACTAGTTATCCGGACGGTGGCTGGAAAGCAGACTATTCAAAATCGGGCAAACGATACAAAACTAAACCTAGTAAATACACGCTAGCCTATCAAAAAAAATTCGGTAAAAAATGAAAAACCTATTAAACTATCGACAATACTTAATTCTTGAAAAGGAGAACGGTTCTTGTCCAATGGCGACTCAAAACCTAGAGTTAAACACTCAAAACAGAGATAAGGCAATTGAGGCGGAGTATATTCAATATGGCCCGCTAAACCTAAATGATGATGAATACTGGATCAGATATGCTAAGAAATGGAATACTGAACCTGAAGTAGCTAAGGAATCTAATTGCAGTAATTGTGTGGCCTTCGATATCTCTCCAAGAATGGAAGCCTGCATGCCAGGCGAAGTATCGGATCCCGACGGTCGTTTGGGTTACTGTTGGATGCACCACTTTAAGTGTCATTCTGCTAGAACCTGTTATACTTGGGCATCAGGCGGACCTATCCTAGATGATAAAGTATCTGCAGATTGGCAAGCTAAGAACGAGGACGAAGTATCTGAGGGTAAAAAACCCAAGGGTGCTCCAGACTGGCACGATTCGGATGCACCAGACGCTAAGGGAAAGTTTAAGAGCTTGGGAATCAAGGCACTTGCTGCATGGTTGATCAGGACCAGAGGAGGAGACATGCGCAAGATCACAGGAAGCCTTAACCAGCAGATCGTCTTTAATCGTAAGGACGATCCGGCTTATGCTAAAAAGATGGAGAAAGTAAGAGAAGAGGTCAAGAGACAGCTTGGAAAAAAAGAGAAATAAGATGTTAAATTTTAATCAGTGGTTGAATAACAGAATTAATGAGTCGGAGACCGCTCTTAAGAATAAAGCCAAAGCTAGCGGAATTCCGTTAGGCATACTTCGAACCGTATATAACAAAGGAATGGCGGCTTGGAGGACTGGACATCGCCCTGGGGTCACCCAGCAGCAATGGGCGATGGCACGAGTAAATTCATTTATCACCGGAGGAAAGACCACTCAGAAGGCAGATAAGTCCCTCTGGCAAAGAGCTAAAAAGGCAAAAAGAAATAAAAAGAAATAGATGCTATTAAACGTAAGACAAAACGGATTCATATTTAACTTTCCGCCTGATTTCTTTGCACCTGAGATCAAGGAAAAGTACAAGAAGTATTATCAGAGCTTGATCCTACCGTATGATACTATTGACGCGTTTATGTCAGCAACGATACAATCTATCGATTTTCCTGGTTGGACTATGGATCCTGCGACTCAGACTAGACTATTCGGTAAGCAACAGGAATACAAGAGCTCTAAGCAAGTAGTCGACCTATTCACTAGAGAGTTTACCCTAACTTTTAAACTGACTGATGCCTACCTAAACTATTTTATCTTTTTAGAAAACGCACTAAAATACTTGGACTTTAATAATAAAAACCAGCCTACGTTTTCTCCAATGAGACTTTCTCTCCTAGACAATGAAGGATACTTGGTGTCGTCGATCATATTTAAGAGACCGATTTTAAAGAGTCAAGACGGTTTTAAGCTCTCATATAGTTCTGCCACTCCAGACTTTACGACTTTTACTGCTAAATTCGTGTATTTCGATTTTGATATCGAGTTAGATTTTAACTAAGAACTTTTTATCAAATCAAAGTAATAGTTATAAACGTTATAACTTTTACTGAGATGAGCAACCCAACTAAAAAGAAAGAAAAAAAGTATTCAGTATTTCACATTGAGGGAGGGCTTGGAAAAAACATAGCCGCTACTGCAGTTGCTAAATGTATTAAAAACAATCACCCTGATCGAGAATTAATAGTAGTCTGCTCACATCCTGAAATATTCCTAAATTTACCTTTCATTGATCGAGTGTATAGAATAGGCACGACTCCATATTTCTATCAAGATTTTATCGATGGCAGGGACAGCTTAATCTTTAAACATGAACCCTATTTTACAAGCGACCACATTCATAAGAGACTTTCGCTAATTGAAAATTGGTGTAAGATATACGATTTAGATTTTTCTGGAGAATCACCGGAATTGATCTTTAATGTGAGACAGCGACAGTTCGGCTTTAGAAAGTGGCATCGTGACCGACCGATTGCAGTCATACAGACTAATGGCGGTCCACTAAATGATCAGCCGTATGTTTATTCATGGACCAGGGACATGCCGATTGACTTAGCAACAGAAATAGTAAAAGTTTTAAATCAAACACATCATGTGATCCAAATATGTCGATCCTGTGAACATGTGATATCTGGCGCAGAGGTTATCCATGAACCCATGGGTAACATGGAAATGCTCTCATTATTACTCTTTTCAGAACGAAGAATTCTAATAGATTCTTGTCTGCAACATGCTGCCGCCGCTATGATGCTTCCATCGACAGTTCTGTGGATCGGGACCTCACCTAAAATCTTTGGATACGATATACACCATAACGTAGTAGCCGATCTGCCACAAGATACTAAGTTGCCAGACAGTTATCTTTTTGATTATAACTTTCATGGAGCAAATCATGAGTGTCCATTGTTAGACCTAAACATATTTGATCTGACCGAGATCCTTTCAGCATAATGGATTTTACCTATCGACCAGTAAACATAAATGAGTATTTTGATAAGATACTCTATATCAATATGGATAAAGACGGGGATCGCCGTCAAAACATGATCAAACAGTTTGAAAAATTTGGAATCACTAATTTTCACAGGATAGCAGGAAGTGATCTGATCTCCATGCCTAATCCTACTAGCTATCGTGACTTCATAAAGAGCGAAGAAAAGTACATTAAGGGTCAATTGGGTCGTAGACAATCCCATCTTAATGCGATCCAGCATGCCAAGATAAATGGATACCGTCGAGTGTTAATACTAGAAGACGACATTGAATTCTTAATGAATCCCAGCGAGTTTCTCACGATCAATCAGGAGATACTTAATGATTGGGACATGCTA